AAAGTTCTACTTCTTTAAGAACATTGGCTTGCATGTTTGGGTCAAAGATTGCATCAAGAGTCTTGTATCCAATTGACCATTCTTGTTCTTGCCCAAAGAAAGCAACATTTGCAAACGCTTCACGACCCTTTTCGGAGTTTAGGTTGAACTGAACTCTTGCGTAAAGACCACCAATTCCAGCCTTAAGCATCTTGGATGGAAGTCTTCTATCGCCTGGAGCAACTTCGTAAATCTCTAGAACTTTACCGATTGGGTCGTTCCAGTTGTGTCCCCAAACCACTCTTGGCTTGCGTCTTTGAAGGCTTTTTGCAAAAGCGCCAGATATAAGAACATCACCGACGGAGTCTTTATTCCCAATGCCAGCAACGAAGCACTCAACCATTCCCTGTGCTTCATCAATATTAAACTGTCCAGGCATGGCCTTGAACTCAATGTTGGTGCTTGCCATGTCTTCTCCCTAAGGCTTAGTAAAAAGATAATAAACCACTAAGTGGTGCTGCCAGTGCAAGTTTTGTTTTAGTTTATTTATATTGAATATATAAACTACATCCTGGAGCCCATTGACCAGGCAATTCTCGCTTCAGTTTCTGCGATTTCGTTTCTCTTCTTCGCTATCAAGTTGGTAAATATCCCTACAAGTGAAGTTCTAAGAGCAGTAGACCTGTCGTCACCATCAGAGATATTAAGCGTTCCGAGGATTGCGTTAGTTATTTGTTCTGATGTTTCGTCATTTATAGATTTAATTCTTGCTATCTGAGAATTTACTTGTGTAACAACATCTGCGCTTGTTATCGGAGTTTTGATTAGTGATTTTTCAGCAAATATTGTTTGTGAATCAGCAATGATGGCGTTCAGCACTGGCTTGATATCTTCTTCAATCTGTTTAGACCATGTGTCTGATTGAAAGATGCTCTCAGTGTCAAGGAATCCAGTAATGAGTTGCTTTCTGGCTTTTACACCTGCTGCTTTTTCAAGAACGACTCTCTGCTGTCTTTCAAAAATTCGCTCAAGGCTTCTGTCAAGAATTTCTGTCCACCTAGTGAGCGTTATCTCTTCTTTGTCATCTGCAGATTTTGTCTGAATTCCGCCCTTTGGAGCAGATGCCTGCTGTGGTGCCATTTCTGCTGGCGCAGCCTCTGCTGGTGCCATTCCTGCGCCTTCTGCCATTCCTTGACCCTGTGCAGCAAGTTCCATTGCCCCTTGCATTGTCGTTGGGTCTGGCGGAGCACCTTCTGCACCTGGCATGGCTCCTGGTGGCATCCCAGGCATTCCAGGCGCTCCTGGTGGCATTCCAGCACTTCCTGGAGGTCCTGCGACACCAGCCTGAGGAGGCTGTTCCATTTTCTTCTTGGTGTTTGCGATGGGTGTCAAGTTTGGGTTTAGAAGAAGTGAGTCAGCCAAATCGCTCTCAACTTCTTTTCTTCCAATTTTTTCTCGGTATTCATTGAGACTGATTAGTCCTTGTGTGAACTCTTCTTTGGTGTATCTATTTCTCTCCTGCTCATACAGAATCAAAACAGGAACATTGGATACATCAAAATCAACGTAATACTCATCATCAAGTTCATCTAACGCTCTAGCGATTGGCTCCAAGTGTGGAAGCATTGTCTCGTTCCAGAAAACTCTGATTTCTTCTCCAGCGTTAGAGAAAGTACGACCAGAAGCATTGCCGATTACTGACTCTGGAACACCAAAAGAAGCAAGGATTTCTTCTTTTGTGATTTGGCGCATCTGAATGTAAGCAGCGTCTCTAGGGTTCGCCGATGTATCAACAAAATCTGCTCCATCATCTGAGGAGATAACAGTTGTTGCACCAACGCGAGAAAGGTTTCCTCTAAATCTGTTTCTTAACTCTTCTTTGTCGTCATCATCTACTTCGCCACGAAGAACAAGAAGACCGCCAGGTCTGCCATCGTTAATCAGGTAGTTGCGGTTATAGACCTTTGCCAAGTTCTCAATTTCAATTGCGATACCAGCAGCCTCAAGTGGAGTCATAGACAAGTACGGGTCAAGCGGATGAGGTTTTCTAATCCAGATGACATCCTGCGGTCTCATGTTGATGACAGCGCCATTTGGCATTCTTACTTCATATCCAGCGACAAAGTTCTTTGGGTCTGGAATTGGTGCTGTTGATTGTGGCGGAAGAAGGTTAAGGGCAATGACGCCGCCGTCTTTTCCATAGATTTTTTCAATGAAAACGCCTCGTGTGCTCATCAGCAACTGAGAAGAGAGTCTGTATCGGAAGATAAATGAGTTTTCTCCGATATTTGACTTGGTATTAAGAATTTTAAGAATGTCCGAGTTTTTAGCCTTAGAGCCTTTAAGTATCTCGCCTTGCGGTGAGTTATCTTTTTTAAGGATTATTGGCAGTCTTGCTTGGTTGCCAGCGATTGCGTCAATACATCTAGCCACCCATGTGACCTTCTGCATTCCTTCTTTGTAGACACGCTCAATATCCCATGAGTCCGTATAGGGGCGACCCACGAAACCGGGAGAGTGGGAAATGGGCGCACCAGGTCCAACAGCCTTTTGCGACTGATTGTTAAGCGATTTGTTGTTGTAATTGTTCCAAGCCATCTTTACTCAATACCTAATAGGAACCCTAGTATCCCGCATGTAACACCCGCCACTATAAAACCAAAGGCGAGCGAAATTACACCCGCTCCCACACTTGTGAATATAATAAATCCTACCATTAGCGTGTAGGATATAAATGACCTTGTTAACACTCTTCGCATTTTTGCAAAAAAAGTAATAATACTGTTTACTAGTTTGGAGATTGCGGTGGTGATGAAATTGCTCATACGACTAACACCGTAGCGCATAAAAAACCTTTATGCCGTAACACCATCGTGAGAAAAACATGACCGACTGGGCAAAAGTTTTAGAATACCTAGAACCTAAGAAGCCTCCGTTTTGCCCTGAAGAGCCATCTTTGACGCAAAAAGTATTTCTTAGAACAAATTCAATTGAAGCCCTATTCGGCGGGGCTGCTGGTGGAGGAAAGTCTTCTGCTCTACTGATGTCCGCCCTTCAATATGTAGACGTACCAAACTATTCAGCAATTTTGTTCAGACGCACATATGCCGACTTGGCGCTTCCTGGTGCTTTGATGGACAGATTCAAGTCATGGATGGACGAAATGGACGGCATTCACTGGAACGCAAACAGTTATGTCGCTACTTTTCCTTCTGGCGCAAGAATCTCGTTCGGGTATCTAAACAACACCAACGACTACCTCAGATACAAGGGTTCCGAATTCCAGTTCATCGGAATGGACGAAGTTACAGAAATCCGTGAATCCGACTATCGCTACATGTTCTCCCGTTTGCGTCGTCCTGCTTCTGGACCGCTATCTCAAGTCCCTCTTCGTATGCGTTCGGCTTCTAACCCAGCCCCCAACTGGGTTAGACAAAGATTTATTGTTGAAGGTCTTGAGAAAGGGCGTATTTTTGTCCCCTCAAAATTGACAGACAACCCTGGAATTGACGCAGATTCCTACCGTCAAGCCCTTCAAGCCCTTGACCCAATTGAGCGTCGTCGTCTTGAAGAAGGCGACTGGTGGAGCACAACTCTTGGAACCATGTTTGACAGAGAGTCAGTGGTAATCATAGATACCGAAGATGTGCCAATTGTCTCATCTGCGGCAAGAGCAGTGAGATTTTGGGACTTGGCTGCAACAGAACCTTCTCCGTCAAACCCCAACCCTGACTGGACCGTAGGCACACTGATGCTATTTGATGCTGGAATTGCCTACATCCTTGATGTCAGAAAAGCCAGAGTGAAGAACGAAAAAGTAGAGCAGTTTATAGCCCAAACAGCCTATGAAGATGGTCATGGAGTCACCATCAGAATGGAGCAAGAACCAGGCTCATCTGGCAAGGCTCTTATAGACCAATACGCCAGATATGTCGTCCCAGGATACGATTTTCAAGGAATTCGCTCAACTGGCGACAAAGTGACCAGAGCAAGACCATTTGCTGCCGCTGCCGCAAACGGAAACGTAAGAATCGTAAGAGGACCGTGGCTTACAGAATGGCTAGATGAACTTTCTTCATTCCCCGAAGCATGCGACCACGATGACCAAGTTGACTCGGCTGTCGGTGCTTTCACATATTTGACTGGTCTAGGGTTGCCACAAAGAAAAATTGTCAGTATCATCGTCTAGGTATTAACTATTGGAGGTTATAGGTGTTAAACCCAGCAGACGTTTCTGCGTTATTAATTAAACTGGACGATTATCTAAATAGCGAAGAAGTCCAATCTCTGCCACTAGACGAAGCCCTCTCTCAACTCGTTGCTCTCAACGATGTAAAAAAGGAACTAGCAGGCATCTACGACTCATATGCGGCAAAAATGACGCACAGAATGCAGTCAGAAAATTCCACAATCATCACCCTTCGTTCAGGTGAAGAAATCAAATGCATGACTGGAGCCCCACGAAAGAAGTGGGATAACGAAAACTTAATGTCCACTGTTTACGACAGAATCCACCAGTCCTCCGTTGATATGGATACTGGAGAAGTCAGGTTGTCAGACAAGGAAATTGTCATTAAACTTCTTGACTACCTGAGCCCTTCTTATTGGCGGGTTAAGGCTTTAAACGACATAGGAATTAACGCTGATATGTATTGCGAAACTGGTGAACCAAAGACCAATGTCGCGATTTATGGTTCTAAAAAAGGAGATAAGTAATGGCAACTAAAAAGATTGTGACCGAAGAGGTCAGCGAAGAAACAGCAACTGCAACAGTGACTGATTACCTCGTTGAGCGTAAGAAAACTCAAGACAAGCGCATTGCTCAAATGCAGTCTGAGTTCAATGAGCCATTCCCCAAGGAAGTTGAACGCCAACTCAAAAAGGGTGGAGCATCGCTCACTTATATCCCTGTCAGTGAAGTAATCAGCCGACTGAATAAGGTTCTTGGTTTTGACGGATGGTCATACGAAATCGTCAAATGTGAGCGTGACTCCCTTGACTCTGACTTTATTATTGCCCATGTGAGAATGACCGTTTACCCCCCTGGTGGCGACAACTTTACAATTGTCTCCAAAGATGGTTTCGGTGGTCAAAAAATCAAGCGCACCAAAAACGGCGACATTGTTGACCTTGGTGACGAGTTCAAGGGTGCCGTATCGGATGCTCTTAAAAAGGCTGCTCAGGCACTGGGTGTTGGTCTCTACCTTGCTCGCAGTGAAGAGGCAATGGAGATTGAAGCAGAGGCATCTATTGACCCTGTGATTGAAGAACTGTGGGAGCAATTCGTCAGTCTCTCCAAGGGTCTTACATCAGAGATGAAAACAAAACTTAATGAGTTTTGGCTCGGATACGCAGGCGATAGGCCAAAGCCGACGAAGACAACTGCGCAGAAAGCAGACCTTGAATCACTAATTGAGCAGTGCATTATGTACAGCCTCAATGATGGTCAATAAGTGTTTACCCCTCCACCGCACCTTTCTCCATCTTCTATCGGAACATTTAATCAATGTCCGTTGAAGTTCAAATACTCAAAAATAGACATGATAAAGGACGACCCTACTGAGGCAACTCTTTTAGGAAACTTTGTCCATGACGTTCTTGAGGCTATGTACAAGTTGGACAGTAGCGATAGAACGCAGAATTCTGCAAAGCAGATTGCTACAGACCTGTGGGCTGACTCATGGTTTGAGAGAGTTGAACCCTGGGTCAGAGATGGCGAGCCGATGCGTTTATTCCGATGGAAAGCATGGTGGTGTATTGAGAATTTGTGGAAGATTGAAAATCCGCAAACTCTTTCACCGATTGGTCTTGAGCATGAACTCAACGGAAAAATTGCTGGCGTAGCGATTAAAGGATTTATAGACAGATTCTCAGAGGAAGGTTCAGGATATGTTATTTCGGACTACAAAACAGGAAAAACACCAAAAGCAAATTGGGTTCAGGATAAGTTCTTCCAACTCGTTGTTTATTCACATCTCCTTGACTCAACTGGAGTTGGAAAAGCAGAAAGCGTTGAACTCCTATATCTTAAAGACGGAGTCTCCTTTAAACAGGATGTCACCGAACAAATGCTTCTTGATGTCGAAAAACAAGTATCAGAAGTAAAAGAAAAGATTGACATTAGTTGTCAAAATGAAGATTTCAAAGCGAACAAATCAATCCTTTGTGATTGGTGTTCTTACAGAAAGGTATGCCCTGCATGGCGGTCATGATTAGTGATGATGCTTTCGCCCGAATGGTTTCGGAGGATGTTAAAAACAAAATTTCATCTCCAGAAAAAGGTGTTCTTATGCACCCTGAAAACTGGCACAGATGGAAAGAATCACTCCTTCTGTTGGTTGACAACCTAGACAGACAAATTGATTCTCTTGCTTCAGATGCAGACGCAGACGCAGAGCGCTACTTGTCAATGGGCAGGAGTGGAGAGCGACTTGCCTCTGCTGCTGCTCGTGACTATCAGTTCAGAATTAAAAAGATTGACAGATTTAAGTTTCATGTAAATCGTCGTCTTGATGAAGTCATGGTGATGATTGAAACAGGCGAAGTCAAGAAAGAAGACGGCTGGGAAAAGGCTGCATTTTTTGAAAACGCAATCTTTAGGCACAGGGCTCTTTTGCGAGAATTTGAACTTGAAGAGACATCGATTGACAGGGCTCTTTGGGCTGCGCTTGAAGGCAAATGGGAATTTGATTCAATTGATTCAATTGATGAGGACTAAATGCAGATAAATATAGACGAAGTAATGAATTCGCTTTCTGAACAGATTGCGGCTCTCATTAAAGACAATGCAATGCTCCGCGTTCTTGTATCTCAACTTGAATCTGAACTAGACTCACTGCGTGCGTCACAGGTCAAATAAAAAGCAGGCTGAATACAAAATCAGAATTCCCCTCGTAAAGAGGCTTCTGGAAGAAAGACCGCTTTGTGAAGCGTGTCCTGTGTTTGCAAAACATGACGAGTTGGTTACATATGTTAGAAACCGCTCAGTTGATATTCATGAGATAATTAGGCGCTCGCAAGGTGGCTCAATCCTTGACGAAGAAAACTTGATGGCTGTATGTCGTCCTTGCCATACCCGTATTGGTAATTATCCTCAACTTTCATTTGACCTAGGCTTAGCCAAAAGGGGATGGGAGAGATGAGACTAATGGGTCTTGACCTATCGCTCACATCAACGGGTGTTTCCATAGAGGGTGTAACTAGCGTTATTCAATCTAAGGCAAAAGGTGCTGAGCGTCTTTCTGAGATAACTAAGAGCATATTGCACGAGTGTCTAGAAAACGAAATTTCCTGCGTGGTGATTGAGGGTTACTCTTTTGCTTCTCGTAGCGGTCAGGCTTTCAGTATTGGCGAACTGGGCGGATGTGTTCGGATGACATTGTTTGAATGCAGTATCCCGATTATTGAAGTACCGCCTACATGCCGTGCAAAGTTTGCAACTGGACGAGGCAACGCATCAAAAGGGGAAGTCATATCTGCTATCTCAGCAAAAACTGGAATTATATTTAGTGGCGCTTCTGGCAACGATGAATGCGATGCGTGGGTGCTTGAGCATATGGCTTTAACTTATTTGGGCAAATCTCAATATAAGTGGACAAAAGAGCAGTTATCTGCTCTTGACAAAATAGACTGGTTAGAAATCAAAGGAGCAAATAGTGGCGAGAAATAACCCGATTAGTCAGGTTGAAATTGAGAGCGAATTAATGAGGCTCATGGAATTTCTTGAAAGCGAAACAGAGGCTTTTGAGACACTTGCTACTGACATGGCTAAAAAAGAAGCCCTCTATAAATCCAATTGGGCAAAAGAATATCTTTCTGCAAAAGGCTCAATCAAAGAACGTGAAGCATGGGCTGATTACAAACTTGCCGATGAGAACTTTGACTTCAAGATTGCCGAAGCGCTTCTCAAATCAAAGCGGGAAAAACTGCTATCTTTGCGTACATCAATAGACGCTCTTAGAACTCTTAACGCCAATGTGCGTGTACAGGTTGGTCATCACTAATGAAAATATCAAAAGATTTACTGCCGCTTGCTCTCTCTGTTGAGGACCTTAAGCCTCTTCAGAAGAACCCTAGAAAAGGCAATGTTGAAGCAATTATGTCTTCATACAAAGAGTTTGGCCAGATGAAGCCCATTGTTGTTAGACCAGAGGGTGATGGAACATACGTGGTTATTGCTGGTAATCACCAACTGCAGGCTGCAAAGAATTTAGGTTGGGAAAAAATTGCAGCAGTTCAAATGAATGTTGACGAAGCCCAAGCCGTTGCTTTTGCTCTTGCAGACAACCGAACGATGGAACTTGGCCACACAGACAACTCTGTTCTCAATGAAATGGTTGTTGATATGTGGGATGATTTCCCAGAACTTTTTGAAGGTCTTGGTTGGGACGAATTTGAAATAGCAGCAATTGAAGAAAGCCAGTTCGCATCAGAAGAAGTTTCGCCAATCGCTGATGGCTACTTTACGCCTGTGATGGTTAACAACCCTCCACAAGCGCCTGTGAACATCATTGTTGAAGAAGATGCAGATGGAGACAGAAAGATAGTTGCTGGCAAGGATGTAGACCACAACCAGGTTGCTATCTCGGGTAGCACTCTTGTTTCTCCAGGTTCTGCTCCACAAGCCGTTGTTCAGTACACGATTGTTTTTGACAACCCAGACCAACAGCGCCGTTGGTACGACTTTGTTCGCTACCTGAGGAATGACCCAGGTATTTCTGGAACAACAACTGCCGAGAAGTTAATTGACTTTATTGATATGCATACAGAGGTTTAAGTGAAAATTCATCACCCAGACAATGCCTACGATTTACAAAAAATTCTCGTACAACTAGTTCGCAGTAAGAAGAAAGCGCGTACTGAATCTGTCGTACTTAGCAATGCTTTGATGCATGATATTGTCAGCAGATTAATTGAACTAGAGAATAAAGTTGAATCCCTAGAGGCCAACAATGACTAAGCAGAGAATGTTTCTTAACATCAGTTGCGTTGATGCTGCTAGACAGAGGATAAGGCATGTCTACGATACTTTTGATACTGTTTGTGTTCAGTTTTCTGGAGGAAAGGACAGCACAGCGGTTCTTTACTTGGCTAAAGAAATTCATGAAGAACGAGGACTCGGACCAGTAAAGGTAATCTTCCGAGACGAAGAACTTGTTAGTCCTGCTATCTACGAGTATGTAAATAAAGTTAGGCAGTACGACTGGGTTGACATGGAATGGTATTGCCTTCCAGTTCCTCAAGAAGTATGGGTTCTTGGCATTAGGCAAAATATTTTGACATGGGATTCCCAGCGTGCCGATAAAGGTGAACTCGTCAGAGAAATGCCACCTTGGTCAATCAACGCATCTCACTTTGGACTTCCTATGGGTGAGCCTCTTCCTGAGATTATTGACTACTACACAATGCAAGGCAAAACAGGCAGTGTCGCTTTTGTTACTGGCGTACGGGCAAATGAGTCAATGGTTCGCTACAGGTCTCTGGTGCAAAAAGTTCACGAAAACTACATCGCTACACCCTTCCGAATGAAGCGCTCAATACCTATGAAATTTGCAAAAGTCATTTACGACTGGCAGATAGATGACGTAATGAAGTTTATTGCTGAAGAGCACGGTGCAGAATATTGCGAGTATTACGACCTTGCGGCAATGACTGGCTCCAATACACGAGTCGGTGTTCCTCTCCACGGTGTCGCTATCAGGCGCATAGGAGACCTTGTAGCCACCGAGCCGGACTTCTACGACAGATTATGGGAGATATGGCCTGACATCGACGCTCAGAGGCGCTGGTGGACAGAATTTGACATGGAGAAGTACATAGAGAGTTACGCCATAGATGGCTTTGATGGTGCAAAGAGGTGTGTTGAGGACAATACCTCTGACGAACACGACAGGAGACGAGGATTTGCCTACATCGCTGACTTTAGGCGCAAACACCTTAGAGACCCCTATTCGTACCCAATGAACTGGTTGATTAGAAACCTTTTGCTAGGTGAAATATCAATCGCATCAGCAGCACCAGTCGGTCCAAAAACAAAAGCAGATACGCTGAGGCAAAAAGCAGCGCAACAGGAGTTAGACAACAATGAACAATATTGAGATGGTCAAATTCAGCGACTTAGTCATTGCGCCATTTAAGGCAACATACATTCTTAGACCAGACCTTCTTGCTCTGTCGGCATCCCTTAGAGACCTCGGTTTCATTATGCCTGTGATTGTTCAAGAGTCAACAAATGTTGTGATAGATGGCAATGAGCGTGTACTAATTGCACAAAAGCAAAAATCAATATCAAAGATTGTTGGCGAAGATTGCCCTGTAATCAAAATTAAATGCGACAATCTTGAAGCGCAAATGTTGCACCTTAGGTTGAACAGGTCTAGGGGAACCCTGTTGGCAAAACCAACATCTCAGATTGTTAGAAACCTTGTCAAGTCTCGCAAATACGAAAAGGCTGAACTTGGTGCTCTTCTACAAATGAAGGGTGATGAACTTCAGTTGCTTCTTGACGGTTCACTTATTAAGCAGAGAAAAATCTCTGAGCATTCATATTCTCGGGCGTGGGTTCCAGTTGAAGCGGATGCAAAAGTAACTGAAATTCAAATGTCCATAGAAAAACCACCCAATGCAGACAGATAAATTTCCTATAATGTACAATTAGGCTACCTACAGAGGAGACTCTATGAAAATTCGGAATAGAACTGGCATCAAGCCCCAAATAACCGCTTACCCTCAAAAAAGAAGAGGCGGAAGAGGTGACCGTGCTTCACGCGGTGGAAGACTTCGTAGAGCAGCACGCGCTGCTGCTGCAGGAGCAAACGCAGCCCTTGGTCGTGGTGGTGCAAGAGAAGAAACGGTCGGCGATGTTATTCGTGAGGCTGGACGCGCTGTCAGAAATCGTTTTGGACGCAGAAGATAATTCTTACCCATTACGGGGGTAACCAATGCTTGTAACTACGCAAGACCTTGTCACGTATATGGACATTTCTTTGTCCCTAAGGCAGCAAGACGCTGCCGATATTGTGCTGTCTGGTCTTCAGTCAGAACTTGAGGCTTACTTAAATAGGCCTGTAGAAGTTACTGAATTTACTGAAGAGTACATAGTTCCAGCAGATTACTTAGCCTCTCCGATGTCGTCTTTCTTTTATCAAAGAAACCTTGAGTCATCTTTTTATACTGCAAGCGGAAGTTCGAATCAAACGGCTACCAATTATGCAATGCCTCCAGAAACTATTTATTTAAGAAATTCTCCAGTTTCAAAAGTTAAAAGCATAATGATAAACAACCAGTGGACAACGCCTACATACTTAGGGGAAGCCATTAGAAAAGAAGGCGTAATTACCAATGCCTCTTACTCGGCAGGAAAAATTACATACACATCAGTAGGACATAAATTAACTGTTGGTCTTTATCTGACTGTTGAGAATATGGCCCCTAGTGGTTATAACGTTGTAAGAACCAAGATTGTTGAAGTTGAAGGAAACACTTTCACTGTTTTATCTTCACAAAACCCTGGTTCTGTTACTGATTCAAGCGGTACGTATCTTGGATATGGAACAAACTACGCTGTTCGTAGATATGGAATAGACATCTACAATATGGTCGCTGGAGACATAGTTACCGTGAATTACGAGGCTGGTCTTGACGGAGATGCAATTCCATTTTTAAAACTTTTGATACTCAGAGCGGCAACAAGAGAAATGCAAAATATGCACGACGATGTTGTTGGTATCAAGGATATTCAAACAAGAAATGTTGCCCCTCTTGAAACTGGTTTTACAGAAAGAGAACTTCAGTCTGTAAAACAATATAAAAGAATTAGAGTTGCTTAATGGCTTCTATAATTCGTGTACAAACTGATTACAACGGTCTTAAAGCAATAAGGTACATAGAAAAAGTTGAACACGCGGCACAAAATTTAAAGCCTGTATTAAAAAAAGCAAAACGCGATTTAGAAGAAATATATGTAGACCATTTTCTTTCTAACGGCGGTGGGACATGGAAACCTCTTGACCCTGAATATGGAACATGGAAAGCATCTAGGTTTCCCGGTTCGCCAACATTGATTCGTACTGGAGAGTTGTTCCAGGCGGTTTCAAAACTGGAGACTGACAAACTGGAGGACATGTCGGCATCGTTTTATGTTGACTCAGAAGTTGCTGGTTTTCATCAGTTTGGAACATGGAGCATGCCTAAAAGAGAACTCATATTTGAGCCCCCCATGTTTGCCAAAAAACTTGCTGAAGACATTGCTGAACATATTGAAGGAGAAATTTAATGGAAGTCATGTATGGGGCTCATTTCCCTAAAACCTATGTAAATGAGTATTTAAAGCAGGATATTCCAGAGAGAGTTATTGATTACAGAAACGCCTGGAATCTTGACGATACCGAACTCCCATCTCCAGTTTCCTATTTTATCTATGAACCAATTGCTTTAGATTCCTGGCCAACAATCATCACTGTTGTTATGTCAACAAACTCAATGACAAGAATTGGTTACGATTCAACAAATCCTCTTTACAGAATTTCTTATTCAATGAGAACCTATGTTTGGGTCAGAACTGAACAATCTGAGCCGACAACACTCATGCGAGACAGGCTTACAACCGTTGTCCGTACCGCTTTGCTTGACTATCCATGCCTGACAGCAGTTGACCCAAAAAATTACTTTAAGGTTGAAATTGACGAGTCAACCATGCAGGAACAGTTTTCTGATTTAACCCTCTTAAAGGGCGACAGAGTCTTAGCGGGCGCTTATTTGTCTTATACCCTTAACATAGACGAATCAATCGGTCGCAGGAACAAGGGCATATTTAGTGAAAAAGAAATTGAATACCAACAATTGTCTTTTTTGCCAGATTGATTGTTGTACACTAACTAATTGAGCATCAGGAGTATTTATGACGCATGAACACGGATTTCAAAAAATCAAGAACGACCTGTCGTTTGATTGCGACGGAAGTCATGTTGTGCTTGAAAATGTTTCTGGAAGAACGCTTTTTGCTGGTGGTGTGAGTCTTTTCCCTGAAGATAAAGGTTTCTATTGTGGACAAGACAAAAAAATCGACAAATTTATTAAAGAGAATAAATTAAAAGTCGTTGAAGAGAATTCGGCAAAACCAAAGCCTCGGAAACCCAAAGAAGAAAAATCGGAAGAAACTTCTGTAACAGTTGCAGACGTTGATGCCGAAGCATCTGTACAATTGGGTTCATCCGAAGATGACATTGCACCATCAACTGAGCAATCATAAACAACGGAGAGAGGTCACATGCCTGGAGTAGTTATAACCACAGCAGTACGCACTGGTCCAACAAGCGATACAGTTCGCGAGTCTTCGCAAGCCTTTTTTGTTGGCCTTGCAGAGAAGGGTACAGCAGACGAAGCAGTTCTCGTATTGAGCCTTGCCGAGTTTGAAGAGAAGTTTGGCGGCTACGTCACATACGGATACCTTCACCCAACTGTTCAGGCTTTCTTTGAAGAGGGTGGCACACAGTGCTACATCGCAAGAGTTGTTGGTCCAGATGCAGCGACGCCGACACAGGTATTGAACAATGGCGCTGGTACTCCAGCCCCAGCAATTACTCTTACTCCAAATGGTCCTGGCAACTGGTCAGACAACCTTAAAATTCAAGTACTTGCATCAGGTGACAAGAGAAACATTAAGTTCCTCTACAACGACAACCAGGTTTATTCAACAGGCCTCAAGTCAACAAACGCAGAACTCGTAAACGCAATCAACAACAGCCCTGTTGCAGGAAACTATGCAACTGCAGTTCAGTCTGGAGCAACGATTGTTGCTGTAAAGGCAGCAACAGCATTTTCTGGTGGTGCAGATGACAGAACAGACGACACAGTTGACACTGATTTCACCGCCTATGTAACTGCTCTTGAGTTGTTTAACGACGCTTTTGGTCCTGGTGCAATTTCTTGCCCAGAGACACACGAAATCAACACCGACCTTATTGCTCACGCAAACGCCTATAACAGAGTTGCAATCTTGCACACTGCTTCGGGCGATGATGCTGACGATGCAAAAGCAGCAGCAGACGACCTCACTGGCGAAACTGGTTCAGAGCATGCAGCCCTTTACTACCCTTGGGTTTTCACCCCAACCAACGTAACTGGCGTAACTAGACTCATCCCACCAGATGGGTTCGTTGCTGGTGCAAGAGCGTCGGCACACAACAGCGTTGGTCCACACCAGCCTGCTGCTGGTGCGATTGCTGCAGCAAGATTCATCAACGGAGTTGAGGCAGACATCAACAAGACAATCGGAGACGACCTTGATGACAACAATGTCAATGCTATTCGCATTATTGCTAACGGTGTTCGCGTTTACGGAGCACGCTCTCTCTCTACCGACACTGAGAACTTCAGATTCATTAGCGTTCAAGACACGGTAAACACAGTTGTCCACAGAGCAAACCGCTCAATGGAAGACTTGTTGTTCTCCCCAATTGATGGAAGAAATGCATTGTTCACGGAAATTGAAGGTCGCTTGAAGTCGATTTGTGAAATTCTCGCTAGAGAAGGTTCTTTGTACCCAGCGTACGATGGAAACGGCGCACTTATTGACGCTGGATTCACTGTTAAGTGCGATTCCTCAATCAATACAACTGCACAACTTGCCGAAGGCAAAGTTACGGCTCAGATTGGCTTGAGAGTGGCACCAATTGGTGACAAGATTGAAGTAACAATCATCAAATCAAATCTCACTGGTTCAGTGACGGTATAGCAGGAGAATATAAATGAAGTTATCACAGAGGCAAATAGTTGCATCAATCGTGCCAGTAACGCAGAACGCACCTAAGTGGGGCTCTTTTAAGTTTGCACAAGTTTCTGGTGGAGAAATCACCGCTTCGGTAGAAAAAATCTACCTCGGTGGAAAACTTTTTCCAGAAGTTTTGTGTGCTCCTGCAGAAATTGGTGACATCACTTTGACTGCTCACTTTGATGACGACAATGTTGTTTCAGAGACAGAGGCTGGAATCGCCAAGAAACTGGAAACCCTTAGAGGTCTTGTTGGCCAGGCTTACTACAACATTCAAGTTTCAACGCTTGACTGCGGAATTAACGTTGCAGGATTGTCAAGAACATATACTAATGCTCTTCTCGTTGGACTTACCGAGCCTGACGGTGACTCCTCGTCAGGTGCTCCAGCAACATTCGCACTGACATTCTCAATTCAGAGCGTTTCCTGATATAAAAAAACACAAGTAGTTGCGCCACGATAAGTTTCGTGTGCTAATGTCTCTGCTATGACAGAAAACTCACTTTATACAGAGCCTGAAGACCTAAAGAAGTCAGAAGCAAAGAAGCCAATGCAAACTGCAAAGGCTCCTGAAGCAAAACTTCTTGACAAACTAAAGGACGCAATTCAAAAAAAAGTTGAGCGCCCAGTTGTGCGTCTTGATGTTCCTGAGCGCCCAGGTGTTTCTTTGAGAATCAGTCCAAACATCACACAGCATCAATTGAAGCAGTGGAGAAAGCAGTCTGGCGAAGACACGAAGCAGGGACTTGATTCAATTAAGTTCTCTTGCCATGTGATTGGTCATACAACTGTCGGAGTCATCTTTGACGGAGAAGAAGTTTTTGACGAGAATGGTTATGAACTTAACTTCGCTGCAGATGAAATCCTTCAAATGACAGATACGACACGACCAATCCCAGAGGCAGTTCGTGCCTTCTTCGGCGTTGACCCACACCTTGAAGCAGCAGCACTTGCAATCCTTGATGCTTCTGGATACTCAGATACGGTTGACACGTCGGACCCTACGATGGAGTCTTCGACGAACTAGTAAAAGAGTCCGTCATCGTGTCAGCGGCACGAATGGGCGAACTTTTTGGTACTGACCCTCTTAGGCTCCTAGACTGCACAGACGATGAATGGTTAATACGTCTTGCCTGTGCTAAAGTTATAGCAAACGATAAAGAAGAACAAGACAGACGGTCCAAAAACGCCGGTTAGTCTCTAGTTTTTTTATTCCTATTGGGGTTACAATGGCCGGTGTTCAGACAGAAATAAAAATTGATGTCGACTACACGGGCCATAGAGAAGCGCGTAAAGCGATAAGAGATTTTAACGCTCTTGACAGGGCTGTAAAAAAAAGCGCTGCGACATTTGCTTCAACCAGTGGAGGCACTGGTGGCGGAGGTAGTGGAGGAAGCGGAGGCGGCCCACTAAAATACTGGGGAAGACTTCGCAAGTCAGTAACCGAATTTGACAAAGCCGCTTCTATGGTTGCCAAAGTTGGATTAAAAGGTTTGTCCTTAGCGATGAAGGGCTCAGTCATTGAAATGGGCTTGATGGCTGCTGCCATGTTGGGTGTGCATGCCGCCTTTGTTCTTGGAAATGTAGCGATGAAAGCCATGCGTGCTTTGCAGGGTCCATTGGCTGCAGGTATGGCGGGAATTGTTGCCGCTGCTGCGGCTGCTTCTGCGGCTATACGCGAGAATCAAGCAGCAATGTATGCCTACAAGACAACCACTAAGGGTGAGTTTGGTTCAACCTTAAATCAAACAAGACAAACTATGCGTGCTCTTCATACAGACACCTACATGGCGGCTGCTGGTGTTGAGACTTTAAACAAAGCATTTGCTGCTGTTTCTAAAAACTCCACATGGACAATGCAAAGCCAGAAGACACTGAGAGGATTGATGGACTTTGCTTCTGCAGGACAGCCATTAGACCAAGGTGTTCAAAAAGCAGGAGAGTTGATTGCTGCTCTTCAAAATGTAAAAACTACATGGTCGCAGACAAAAATTGCAGCAGAAGCACTATTCCCTGATAAACAGGCGATGGAAAAAGCAATGAAGAAGTTGAAGATTACAACTAAAAAAGGTCTTCAAAAAGCAATTGACACTGGCTCTCTTGCAAAAGAAGCAGGAGTAGAAGGACAGTTTGAACAAGTCTCAGGGACTCTTATAAATAAACTCAAGGGTTACTTTGAAGCCCTTAAAAATCAGTTTGCTGACATGGGCCAGCCAATGCTTGAACCACTAAAGGCTGCAGCAGAACAAGTATTCAGAATTCTTAGAAGAGGATTTGCAAAAATTCAACATTCAACAATGAATTTTGGTATGGGTAACATGCTAACGGGTCTTGTAAACCTTGTTCAAAAAACCACAGATATATTGGTAAAATTCATTAACAAAAATGTTAGCAGTGTTTCAGGCATTTTTGAAAAAATGGGTAATTGGTGGAACCGATTTAGAGATGGATGGGACACGATTTCCGACAAGTTGCGCCCTCTTATTGGTGGTGCAAAAGTTATTGAAGGTTTCTTTCTCCAAATATTCAAACATGTCAAGAACATTTTCAACTCTAAGTTTGGACAGTTTAATGATTTTTTGATGAAAAACGAAAGTCAAATAAAAGAACTTGGCGATGGAATCGGCTTACTTCTTGAAAATATATCTGCAGCACTTGGCGAATATACAAAATTGCAGCAGAAACTTCTTCCATTTGTTAACGACCTTGTTAAAGGTCTTGCACAGATAGCAGGACACATTACATCGGTAATGAAGGCGCTTAATAAAATTGGTAGTGGGCCTCTTGGTGCTCTTGCAGTGATTCTCGGTTTGCGTGGCGGAATGAAAGGCATGGCATCAATGTACGGCCAGGGTGGCTACAAGATGGTCATGGTTGGCGGTAAACAACAAATGGTTCCCGCTGGTCCATCTCCTCTGGGAGGAGGACCAGGAGGAGGACCAACAGTTGTTAACGGACCTCCTACTGGTGGTCTTGGCACAACACATGCGACACCTCCAACTGCTCCGACTATTCCAATTCCTCCAATTCCTCCAATTCCTTCAACTCCTCCAAGACCGACTCCTCCTGGAACTCCTCCTGGAACACCACCTACCGCTCCTCCTGGAACTCCTGCTTTCCCAAGTTCATCAAGAACGCCACTTCAAAGACCTGAATACGAAGTGTTTAAAAGAGCACCAAAAGGCGGAGTACATATTGGTGGAAGATTTTATAAAGGCGGTTCATTTCTTCCTACTTCACAAATAACTGCTTCAGAACAGTCGTATTTTAATATTGAAGGAATTGGTCGTCCTGCGAGTATGTCTCCGATGGCAGATGTAGCCACGGATGTTGGCATGGTATCAATGCGTGCTGGTACACCTGTAACACCTGCTGCTGCGGCGGCAAGCGCATCTGCTGGTCTTGCTTCTGCATCTTCTCCAACTTTTTCTTCTGGAAGCATTCCTCTTAACAGAGCAGGAAAACCAATGGCCCCTCCAGGAGGCATTGAGTACAACGGAAGATTTTATAGACAAGGTCAGCAACTTCCTGATGGATTTGCTTCTTCTAGCGGCGGTAGCCCTACTGGTCCTGTCCCTCCTGCTGGTCCTGGTGGTCCTAGTGGAGGCGGACCTGGTGGAGGCGGACCTACTCCTCCTGGCGGAACAGGACCTACACCAAGAAGAAGAACAAGAAGGTTTATTAATAATCTTCAAAGACCTGGAACCACTGGCGGAACTTTTATAAAAAGTCTTAAAAAAAGAATGGACGGTCCTGACCAGATGTGGCTTCCAGGCGCTGGTGGTGGCGAAGGAGAAATGAGAGACGTCGCTGGAATGTCTGATGAAGAATTCAGACAGGCAGATGCCTACAACAAGGCATTTGGTGAAGGCGCTTACAAAGATGGAAAACTTCCTTCATCTGGAGGAAGTGGAAAATTAAAAATGAGCGCGAAGTTTAGGCAGCGCGGAATTGCAAACAGAACAAAGATGGATTCCTATAGAGGAAGAAAAGTTCGAAAAGCGATGAGCGGCAATATGGCATCAATGGGTGCGACCATGTTGCTTGGTGCTGGTTCTCAGTATATGCCTGAAGAAGCGCAAGGTGCAATGGCTGCAGGTGCAGCGGTTGGACAAGTGAACCCGCTTGCCGGTATTGCTGTTGCTGGTCTTGGAACCGCAATGAACGCAAGAACTGCAAAAGGTGGTGGAGTTAGCGGAGCATTAGGAGGCGCTGCAGCAGGAGCAATGATTGGCTCGGTAATACCTGGAATTGGTACGGCAGTAGGCGCTGTCGCCGGATTAATCATTGGCGGTATCGGCGGATTTGTTATGGGTGCCATAAACAGAGAAAAAATTAAAGCACAAAAATCTCGTGCTGTTGCTCAAAAACAAATTGATTCATTTGTCAATACCAGTTTAAGTTTTTCTTTTAGACAATCTGTTGAAGAAGCAAAATCAGGAAATCTTGATGAAAACGGAAAACCTCGTCAAAGTTCTACACGAACAATGTTTAATAAACCAATGGCCAAAATGAAACAGTTGGAAACTCTTTTTACAAAATCTGCAGATGGTACTGGTACAACTGTTTATGGTGACAATGGAAAATTAAAAAGTGTTGACCAGATAGCAGCATTGGTTCAATCAACTGGCGCAAACTTTAGCGACCAAGATAGAAAAGATGTTGCCGGAAACCCGCAAGCATATGTTAACAAAATGCAAAAAGAAAGCATTGCAACGCATAAAGCGATGGGTACTGTTCAAGAAAAATATAACAATAGACTTGATGCTCTTAGAAAAATGACAGGAAAAACAGACCAAGAAATTATTGATATGGCTTCAAGTATGGGAGTAAATCTTGGTGATGCAACTATGGACTTTACTCAAATGGTAGAAGACCTTGGTGTTGCAATGGTTAAAACAAGCGAAGAAATGAAAGGTCTGACTCAGTCTATAGTTATTGACTCTACTTCTGTTTACGACGAAGCAATTAAGAAAATTTCGCAACCTCAGATTCTTGATGAATTGGCTAGAGGATTTGTAGACAACGAAATGTCAGGCGGCACAACCGACAAAGAAAAATTAGAATTTTTGAGAGATTCTACACAGGCGATGACCACCCTCTATGGAAGCGGTGCTACAGGGCAAGCAGAAATCGAAAGACAACTTGGAAAAGATGGCAAGTTCTTTCAAAAAGGAAATGCTGGTTATGGCCTTGCAGGTGACACGTTTACCAAAGAGGGTTCTGTAGCAGCAGCAAAATTTACTGAACAAAATCAAATAGCAAGAACCAACCTTGGAAACCTATATGGGCAACAAGCAAACGCGCTCATGAAAGAACAAGGTTTCGGCGAAATGTTCGACGTAACCAAATTTACTGAAGAGTTTAAGAATATATCAACAGACGAATTAGCCAGAGTAGGCAAGTTCATTGACGGTGGAATGGACATGAGCGGTTACACTGGTACAAAAACTGGTGCAGAAGCAATTGCCGAAGTTATTGGAATTGACCCAGCAAAACTTGGAATTCAAGCAATCGGTGCTGATTCTGATAAAACAGCAGCAGTAGACACTACTACTGATGAAATTGGCAAGGCAACAACAAAATTGATTGAACAAATGGATGGTTTCTTTAAGAGGGATAAAGAAAATACTCCAGAGTGGTTTACTAAAGAAGCATTTAAAGAACTTATTAATTCTGATGATACATCAACCCCAAGAGGTGCAGGTATTGGTGACACAACTTCTAGCAAACTTGCAATAACAATGGGCAGACATTCTGCTATGGATGCTTCGCTTACTGGTAAAAGAACTGTTACATCTTCTTACAGAACAACTGGTCTTGGTTCAGTTAATTCTGACCATGTAACTGGTCGTGCATATGATTTGGTTGGTCAGAATCTTGGTCAGTATCAAACACTTGCTAGAGCAGGTGGAGGATTTGCTGAGTTCCACGGAACCAATGCCTCTAGACACCTCCATGTTGTTCCTGGCCCTGGGGCAATTGGGGACAGAACAACACCTATTGCGTCTTCTAATAAACAACCATCCATGACAATGTCTGGAGGCAAGGGCGATGCAAACTATTCTTTCTATATTCAAGGTGGAAAAAATGCTTCACCTAACGAGATAGCAGAACAAGTAATGATAAAAATTAAAGAAATTGAACGCTCAAATAGAGAAAGGAGTTAGACATGACAACAGTAGAAGAAGGAACACTGAGAAATCCAATTATGCTTCGGTTTCGTACTGGGATGGCTAATGATATGGCCGCAATAACAGCATTTAATAATCAGACTCCAGGAAAAGTAGTTCAAGACACAATAAATAGATTTTTTAAATGCACGCAGTTTAAAACCGTTAAAGGTGAGCCAATATGGGCTCAAATATCTGTCAATAATGTGAATCAAGAAAATTATTCAATTTATGTTAACTCTCTGCGTGGTAATGAAATTAAAAGTATTAAAACCACATATAAAAATCCAACACTTATTGCAAGAAGAAAAAGACAAAAAGCAGGAGCAGGAACTCCAAAACAAGTCGGATTTTATTTCTTTCAAAAACTAAGCGCCGGAGAACTTGCAGACATTACAAACAACCCTCGCTATGACCAGGCAAATTTTGTAGACAGAACTAGTACTGGATTTTTTACTCAGGCTCAAATGACTGCAAGAGCAAAAGAAGAAAATGCAGATATGTATGCCTATGCAAACGAAGACAGCGGTGGACTTTTTGGTCCTGGTGGTGAATTTGCAGTAGGTGCTTCTGGTCCTTCTGGTCCTTCTGGTGCTTCTGGTCGTTCTGGTGCTTCTGGTTCAAGAGGAAGAGGAAACACAAGAGGCGGAGGAAGCAGAAGCGGCACAGGTGGCCAGCCAGGTATAGCAAAAACAATAATAACGATGAAACCTGATAGAAAAATATTTACAGGCAGTAATAATTTTACTTTGCCGTATATGAAACAATTTATAAATCATTTTAATGCTGCTGAAAGTTCACGCGAAAGAATAGAAAGAATACATGTATTCGAAATGATTCCAAACAGTTTTGAATTTTCGCAACTATCTTCACAATGGAATGAAACTGCAAGAAGTGGCAATTATCCACTAGTTGACTGGTCAAACTATAATTTAACAAAAGTATCTTTTAGATTTCTTGTTGTTGCAAAAAAACTAGAAGTAAATCAGTTTTACAGAATTGACCCTGTAACAAAAATAAAAACTTTAGAAAAACAAACTTCTTCAATAGTTAATGATGGTCTTTTGGTTTCTATTGATGAACAGTTAGACAACATTAGGGCTATGGCTGGAGCACCAGCACCAATAAAACTTTATAATGTAAATACCCTTTTAAGCACCGAATATAGATATCCATACACCAACAACACAAGAAATTTACAGTGGGTTATAAATGATTGTTCTGTAACGGCAACACGTTTTACCGATAATGGAAATAATATTTCTGCTGCAGAAGTTTCTTTAACACTTACTGAATACCCCATTATTGGCAGAGACATAATCCCCATTCCTCCTCTTACTCCAGATACACCGCCTCCACCAGCATGTCGGCCTGATAGTGGAGACCCTCGTTGCACCCCTGTTACTGGAGGACAACGAGGTTTGTGGAGTCCGAGTTTTCAAGACCAGTCGTTCACTAATGATGCCGCTAGATATCCCACGAACTTGTAATAAAATTTATTATGTTTACTTCAGAATCTTTGCAAATAGGTGATTTAAATTCAAAACAAATGTCTGTCGTTGCTCAAAATATTCTGAGCCTGACTGTTAACTATTCAATGGACATGGCTGCTCAGTTGGTTATAACTATTGTTGACCCTGGCCTAGAGATGGCTGTAAATAATTATTTTATAGTTGGAAGAGATGTTGTTTATGAAACAACAGCAATTAGGCCTGTTGCAATGGCAACAGTAGGTTCGGATACATATCCACTATTTTCAAGAATACGACATACTTATGAAATAAGCCGAGTCAGCATTGCACAAGAAGGTGCTGGAGCATCTCCTGTTTATACGTTAGAAGCAATGCCAAAAGCAATTCAGCAAATGAAAAGAGACAAAAAACCTGGAAACATAAGTGGTTCTGGATATGAATTTGTAAGACGTGCTGCGACCAAGTATGGATTAAAGTTTGTTGGAGAAAAAAGCACAAGAATAAAAGCAGGTAAAAAGAACTCAGGAACAGGACAGCAAGACTCTGTATGGGACAGAATTAGTAGCATTGCTGGAGAGTCGGAGTATGTTGTTTTTATTGCAGACGGAACAATGTATTTTGGTACACAAAAATGGTTTTTGTTTAAGTGGGGCATTACCAGAGAAATAGGTAAACCTGTAGTTGATAAAAAAGGCAAAAAAATATTAAACGCAGACGGAACGCCTAAAAAAAGGGCCGATAGGTACTTTATTCCATTTGAATATCCAGGAACAGAAGAATCAAGAAGACTATTTGAAATTCTTTCTATGCCAAAACTGACAAAAGGCGAAAACGACCCGATGGAGTCAGAGGGGTCAGCAATAGTTTCTAGAGATAACGGTGTTGCTTTGCGCCCTGGAATGACAATACGAATAAACAATATTCCATATGTACAAAAATATTATGTCATCACGAGTGTTTCTTTTTCAGAGCAAGTTACAGACCCTGTTTCAGTAGAGTTTAGAACACCAGAAAGACTTGAAGTAAACGGAAATCCACAAAAAATAAAACCTCTTCCTGTTGGCAAAATAAGTAATAGCGAATATTTTTCTCCCAAAAGTAACATTATGGGAATTTCTTCAGCAGGTATGCCGAATTATAACGATACTCAACCTACAGAAGTATCGGTAGGAACAACGCCATTTCCAATTGGTGAAGAAACAAAAGCAAGACTACCAAATTCAAGAAGACTTGCTTCTCACCCAACATTAAAAGGGGAAATAAGTCTAATAGTTCCAAAACCTCTTCTTAGTGCGGCTTCCACAATAGACAGAAATAATTTTGTAGAGGCTGGAAATATAGATATGTGGAACAGGCCTTTGCTTCCATCTACATATAAAACTGAAACATTAACTAAATGTAGAACTTTGTCAATGTTTTACCATTCAACAACAGTAATTTACGAAGAGCAGACAGTTAATGTCTACGCAATACTTGAGCGTTTATTTTGTGTTGATGGAACAGTTATAGAACTTAGTCAAGAAGAAGCAATAGATAAGTATGAATCTGAATCTATTCATCATGGTATTTTCTATCAAACAGCAGGTTTGGATAAAGTAAACGCTTACATGTATGTGCTAATTCAAGCACAAATGCTGACAGTTTTAAAAAGATTTCCCTCAAATGGAAGGGAAGTTTGGTCTGGCGCTGCAACAATCCCTGAAAGAAATAGGTGTTTTTCATGATACCTGGAGTAAGTAGAACAAAAGCGTCATCGCACCCTACAAGACCTGACGGCATATATCTTGGGGTTATAAAACGTGTTTTACCAGATGGCAAGGTTTACGTATATATACCAAAACTTGCAAACACTATTGGTCCAATGCAGGTTGTGAACACTATTAGCGGGTTTCAAATTTCTGAAGGTAACCGAGTACTGTGTGCTAATGTCGGTGGAGGAACTGAAGAGATGTACGTAATTGGGCATCTTGCCAAGCAAGTTTCTACGGAAGTTGTTCAACAAATTTCTAACGAATCAAGAGATGTTAAAATTATTATGTTTATGGACGTCGGATAAATGCTGTGGGATAATTGAATATGGACTGTTTTTCTTTTCCAATTAAATTTTCTTCAGGTCATATAAAAACATTGACCGAAGGAGATTACGAATACTATAGACAAATTCTTACCCTCTCTCTTCTTACTGAAGTTGGGGAGCACCCAATAACTCCAGACTTTGGTGTATTGGACCCTACTTTTATATCTATAGAACCAATAGATTTCATTATTAATGCGTCAAGATTTTTGCCAGAAGTTGAAATACTCGGCATAAATCCTTCATTGACAGAGGATGGGTCAATGAATGTAGAATTTGATTTCCGAATAAGGACATAAAATGCCAATAAATTTTTCTAGATATGTATCTCTTACTCCGTTTGATTCTTCCCCGACGTCTATCTATCTTGACGCGATAGATTACGCAAGGCTTGCTTTGCCAGAATTCCAGCCTCGTCAAGGAACGCCAGAAGACGCAATACTCCAGGCTATTTCTTATATTACTGGACTAAACGTCTCGGCCATTAATAGACTGCCAGACAGATTAATGGCTGGTCTCGTTGGAATGATGGGAATAATTCTTGACGATGGTTCAAAAACTATTGTAGATATAAAATTTACCGCTACGACAACCGATGGCGCAACAATACCTCAAGGAACAGTAGTTAGATATGACTATGAGTTTCTGGGAGAAAGAGATGCAATCTATTTTGAAACAACAGAAGAACTAATAATTGCTGCAGTCGGTAACGCAGACCCTCTTCCATTTGACACAGTTCAAGCAGAGTGTCTTCAGATTGGTCAAACAATCCCTCTTGCGGCTGGGACAATTTTAGACATTGAAACGCCGACAACGGACATACTTGAAGCGGAATTTGAGTCGGTTGTTACGTATGGAACAGACCAAGAAAGCGAAACCGAGTATTTAACAAGAGCAGTAAATCACCTTGGTTCCTTGTCTGATTCTTTAGCAAAAGCATCTCAAGTTGATTCATTTATAGCATCTGGATACGGAAATATAGTTTCTCGCTCAAAGACATATGACCTTACAGACCCAGATGGCGACCTTGAGTTAGGCGACCCCGACGCAGTAGGCTATGTCACAATATTTGTTTATGGTATTGGTGGTTTTGTTTCTTCTGAACAAAAAACAGATTTACTCATTGATATTCAAGAAAAAACTGTTGCTGGTCTAGAAATAGGGATTAACAATGTCAACTTGGTGAATCTTGACGTAACTGCAACAATTTCTTATTCTACGGATTATGAAGCAGAAGTAATAGCAGGCAATATTAAATCTGTTTTGGCTTCTTATTTTTCTCCTGAAAATTATAGATTTTCGGAAGGAATAAAACTTTCTGAATTTTATGGAGTAATGTCCGGTGTTGGTGGTGTTGTTTTTGCAGAAGACCTGTCTGTAACTCCTCAGTCTGCTACATATGCCACAAACGATGTTGCTGGAAATGTTGAGTACGTCTTTAAAGGTTCGCTTCCTTCAATTTCTTTTGATGATGTTACCTTAACTCTTAATTCGATAATAGTGTAATGAAAACAGTTCAAAGACTTAATAACTTTCAATCTTTAAGGTCGTATGATTTTGCTTCTTTGGATTCTGTAAATATAAATAACACTATTGCAAATTCTGGATGGTATGTATCTAGCGGAAACGGCTCATTTGTTGTTACTGGTGAAAACTTTTTTTGTAGTTCTCATTATGTTTTAAAAATTAATCCAACAAACAAAGAACCAATAACGCTAAGGCTTGATTTTGACACAGAAACAATTCCTTTTAATTCTCAAGACATAGGTCAAAGATTTGTTTTTACTTGTGTATTAAATTGCAATTTAGGCAATCCTCAAGTTTCAGCATTAATTTGCAATTACAACGATGGATGCAATCCAGCAAATACTAGAAACCTTATTGGAGGTTCTTGGGATGCTGTAAGGTCCAATGCATTGGTCGTTACTGGATTAGAAGAAGGTGTTGACAGTTACGGAATAACTGTGACTATTTCAAATCATAGTCCGAACTTTAATATTTTAGATACCAGCCCTACTCATACACCTCTTTCAACTATATATTTGTCTACACCTAACTTGGTAAATGATTCTGCTTGGGCAAACAATCCAGTTATTCAAAACATGAGACCTTTTTTGCCTGGTTTATATGAAAGTTATGATTCAAACGAAGTAGACCCTACTTGGCCATTCTTTAGATTAGTAGATGTTCTTACGGACACAATGGCAGACAGTATGTTTCTGTATTCTGATTGGTTTCAACACGAAAAATCTGAACTCCCTACAAACTTTAGCGCTGCTGACATAGGGACAAGAAGCAGGCTTACTGACTACAACAATATTAGAGATGAAAACCTTGAGTGGATTGCTCAGTTTTCTGGTAATAAAATTATTAAACAGTTATACGATTCAAACAATACAGGAATAATAACTGACACTGAAGGATATAAAATTGCTCAACTTTATCCAGCAATTTATGGAACTAACGCAGGAACTCAATACGCTTTAAGAGCCGCTACTCAATTTGTTTTAACTGGAGATAAAACAGTTTCTATCAGCCAGAGATATGACGCTGGAAGCGGAGCAAACCCTTGGAATATCAGAATTACAACTTTGGGTTCAGAAACACCAGACGTTGATTATCGTGGTGTTGTTGTGGCCGCTTCTATTGAAAATGTAAGCATTGCCAACGACCTTCAGAATGGAGACATAATCGATGGCGTAACTCTTGCTACTGGCGACAAAGTTTTATTAAAAAACCAGTCAACACAGTCGCAAAACGGTATCTATACGGTAGTTGCTTCTGGCGCAGCATCTAGGTCTACAGACTTTGACACTGGATGGAATGGCACGACAGGGGAAATTAAAAAAGGCGCAGTCTGGTATGTATCCCAAGGCGAACAAAACGGAGATATGGCTTTTGAAGTTTCTACTGCTGGAAATATAACTATTGATTTTACAGCAATTAACTTTTCCAGTTTCTCTGGCTCACCTAACGTGATGGCCGTTACTGAAGAAGCAAAACCAATGGGATACAAGATTTACCATACTGTTGTTGATGAATTTACGTTAACTCTTGGCAGCAGCACATTCGGAGTTCTTGGTACTGCCACCTTGTAGCCATTGCTATAAGGCACAATATATAAGAGGTTTTAAGGTGGTCACATGATTGCAGGAAATTACAACATACTCTGTGAGCAAGGTGTTACTTTTACGCGCGTCATAGCCATTGAGCAGCCAAGCGCAGAAGACCCAGAGGTCTTTGAGCCGTATCCGCTTACTGACCACACCGCAAGAATGCAAGTTCGTAGAACAGTAGAGTCAACTAGTCCTTTAATTACTTTGACTACAGAAAATGGTCGCATATCTATTAATGAGCCTGATGGAATTATAACAATAGTTATAACTGCTGCAGATACGTCTGCTTTAACCTCAAGCGGCGTATACGACCTAGAAATAATTGATGACTCTGGCAATGTTTCTAGAGTTATTCAAGGAACATTTACGTTGTCACTAGAGGTAACTAGATGAGCAATTCAGTTCCAAACAACGTCAATGTTTATCAAGATACTCCCAATAGAGTAACTGTTGACCAGGACTCACCAAACATAGTTGTTGTTCGCTCAACATCACCAAGTTCATTAAGTGCAAGAAGACATATCCACACTCAGGGTGTTGCCTCTGCCGAATGGGTGATAATTCATACCCTTGGTGGCTACCCTTCCGTGTCCATTGTTGATTCTGCAAAAACGGCAGTCTTTGGTGAAGTACAATATGACAGTACGACACAGGTGACAGTTTCTTTTACGGTGCCGTTCTCAGGATATGCATATCTAACTTAAAGGCGAGGGCCAATGGCAACTAAATTTCTTACAAATATTGACCTAAACCAGAACCAACTGATTAATGCCACCTTTGAGGTCTTAGGCACAGCGCCAAACTCTGGCAACTTTGAAGGCCGGATGTACTACAACAGTACGACCGACAGCATTGAAATCTATGGCAATGGTGCATGGCGCAAGGTTGTAAATAGCATCTCTTCTGGTGGTGGCTCTGGGATTGCTGAAGCCCTTACTGTTTCAGAATCGAATGGCGTTGTAACCCTCACTCTCAACGTTGCAGATACCGACTCCGCCGGTTTGCTTTCATCCGCATTCTGGAATGACCTCAATGGGGCAACATCAGACGCAACAGTATCTAAGTTGGTCAAGCGTGACGCAAATGGCAATATCAAGGTTGCCGAACCAACCGATGCTGCCCATGCCGCTACAAAGGGCTATGTAGACGCAGCCCGTGCAGGCCTTGATGTTAAGCAATCAGTTCGTGCAGCGACAACTGGACCAGTCAACCTTTCCACAGGACTTGAGGCTGGAGACACTCTTGACACTACCGTAACCCTTGCTGAAGGTAACCGAGTTCTTGTTAAAGACCAAGCAACAGCATCTCAAAACGGTATCTATGTTGTTCAGGCTTCTGGTGCAGCAGTTCGTGCAACAGACTTTGATGGCACTGGTGAAGTTTCTGGTGGAGCATTTACTTTCGTTGAAGAAGGTACTGTCAACGCCGACTCCGGATGGGTTGTAACAAGCAACGGCGCTATCGCTGTTGGAACAGACGCAATCAACTGGGCACAGTTCTCTGGTGCTGGTTCAATCACGGCTGGTGATGGTCTCACTAAGACTGGCAACACAATTGATGTTGTAGGTACAACTGACCGCATTTCGGTATCCGCAAACGCTGTAGATATTTCAACTAACTATGTTGGTCAGAACACTATTACAACGCTTGGCACAATCACTACTGGTGTTTGGAATGGCACTGATGTTGCCGTCACAGACGGTGGTACTGGTGCTTCAACAGCAGCAGATGCTCGTACAAACCTCGCAAGCACTTCAACTTCTGGTCAGACGACCTCTACCGCAGTTCTTGCAAGAGTCGTACATCAGGCTTGTGCTGCTTCTTCAGTTGGTGTTTCAACCACAACCGTTACACACAACTTCGGCACAAAGAACTTGACTGTCCAGGTTTACCAAGTGTCAACTGGCGAGACAGTTAACTGCGATGTTGTTCGCTCAAGCAATGATGCTGTTGTTGTTACAATGAACGGAACAATCTCATCTGACGATTTCCATATCGTAGTAACAGGTTGATAGTCCGCCCTGAGGGGCGAAATGTAGGAAGCGATTGAGGTCGTGGCACAAAAATTTATAACCCCAATTACAATCAAGCAGTTGTCATCTGCTGGCTCTGATGGGTTGACGATTTTTGTTGACGGCGATACCTACGCAAGACTTCAAGTTCAGGCTGGTGGTCGCCTTGTTTGGGGCGACGGAACTGCAGTCGGAGATGTAAATCTCTACCGTGACGAAGCAAATGTCCTCAAGACTGACGACACCCTAAAAGTCCCTGCTCTTTTTGTTGACGGAATTGAAGTAGATACTTCTGGTGCAACTTCTGGTCAGATTCTTCGTTTTGATGGTGCAAAGTTTGTTCCATATACAGGAGATGCTGGCCCAACTGGCCCAACTGGGGCTACAGGTCCAACTGGACCTTCTGGTGCGAACGGTTATGTTGGTTCCGACGGTGCAACTGGCGCAACAGGTGCTACAGGTCCTACTGGCGCAACAGGACCGACGGGTGTAACTGGACCTACGGGCGTTGGTGCAACTGGAGCGACTGGACCTACTGGACCAAGCGGTGGTTTAGACATTCTTACTGATGTTGTTATTACATCTCCATTAGAGTATGAATCTCTTGTTTACAATGGCACTAATTGGATTAATCAGTATGCTTCAAATGCAACCTATGTTCGCAATGCCGAGGCAACAACACTTACGACTGGAACTGTTGTTTACCTTTTTGGAGCAACAGGAGACCATGCAACTGTAAAAAGAGCAGATAATGATTCTGACACAACATCTTCCAAAACAATTGGATTGGTTGCCTCTCCAATTGCTGCGTCAGAAAATGGTCCAGTAGTTACTCGTGGATATGTAGACGGCATTGACCTTTCTACTGGGTACGCTTCTGGAGATGTTTTATGGCTTGGAGAAGATGGTGCGTTTACGAAAACAAAGCCATCTGCTCCAGACCATCTTGTTTTTATAGGCGTTGTTGTTCGTGCAACAAACAACGGCATTATCTATGTCGCAACACAAAACGGCTATGAAATAGATGAACTTCACAATGTTCAGATAAACGCTGGGACGCTCGCAACTGGCGATGTTCTCGCATATAACTCAAGTACTGGTTTATGGGTTAATACTCAAGCAGTTGGTCCAACTGGTCCAACGGGATTAACTGGTCCAACAGGTCTAACGGGAGCGACTGGAGATACAGGGCCAACTGGAATTGCAGGTGCAACTGGTGACACTGGTCCAACTGGACCTACTGGTCTAACAGGAGCGACGGGAACTCAAGGAGAGATTGGTGCAACTGGTCCTATTGGTGCTACGGGCAACACTGGTCCAACAGGAGTAGAGGGTCCTACAGGTCCGACTGGGGCGACTGGTCCGATAGGTGCTACTGGTCCAGTAGGACCAGAAGGCGCAACAGGTCCGACAGGTTTAACTGGTGCAACAGGAACAACTGGTGCCACTGGGTTGACAGGTGCTACGGGAGAAACTGGTCCGACTGGTCTAACTGGTGCCACAGGCGCAACTGGAGTAACGGGTGCAACTGGAGTCACGGGTGCGACAGGACCGACTGGCCCAACTGGCGACACTGGTCCTACAGGCTTGACTGGTGCTACTGGTGTAACGGGTCCTCAAGGACTTCAGGGAGATACTGGAGCCACGGGAGTTCAAGGCGCAGTGGGTGCAACTGGTCCGACTGGTCCTGTTGGCGCTACTGGCGACACTGGTCCGACTGGTCCTACTGGAGTAACTGGAGCCACGGGAACGACTGGAGCCACAGGAGCAACGGGTCCTACGGGTCCAACTGGATTGCAAGGCATATCTGCTGCTGGGCGAGTTTATTACTTCCAGAGTTCAGCAAGCGATATTTCTCCATACGAAGAACTGACTCCAGAAGTTTCTAGCCTCACAGAAGACCAGATGTCTAACGCAAGTGCAGCAACAAGCACTAGCGGTGAAAGGTTTATTGCTGGCTGGATAACAAGCCCTGGTGACCCCAATGTAATCCTGCTTCCTGCTGGAGAATTTACATGGCGTCTTTGGTTGCACATCAACGACACTGATGCTGTCACCACTTTTGTTGCGAGGGTTTACAAGGTTGACCCAACTAACTCAAACGCAGAAACAGAACTTTTTAATTACACAACTCCTGA